GAATATCTTGATAAAAAAACAGTTGATCTTGCTGCTGAAAGATATGTAGATCTTTTAGCAGATATTGGTGTAAATGACAAAACTATTAGATCAGCTATAGGACATGACGAGGCATTAGACGAGGCGATTGAATATTATTTAGATGAAGAAAATGTTGAAGAAGATTATGAAGAAGATAATTGGGATTTTGATGACGAAGATTAATTATGTGGTATAGTAAAGTTAGTAAAGATATATCATATATTCCAGATGCCGTGGCATATTTTGAAGCCGAATTACTGGCAGCAAAAAGTGATAGCTGTATAACAGGAAATATTGAAAAAGCAGCGGCTAGTATGCCCGGTATCGTAGAACATCGTTATAGTCAATTACAAGAAATAGAAGCAATTCTAGAATATCTCAATATTGAATTGCGTAGACTTAAAAGTCAACATTTTAGAAAATATCTCGAAAACTATCAACGTTCATTAAGTAGTAGAGATTGCGAAAAGTACGTTGAAGGCGAATCAGATGTGGTCGATTTTGAAAAAATTATTAATGAATTTGCTTTGCTTAGAAACAAATGGTTAGGCATTACCAAAGCTCTTGATATCAAGCAATGGCAATTAAGTAACATCATCAAACTACGTGTGGCCGGAATGGAAGACGCTACCCTGTAAAACTTAATAAATATCAACATGAAAAAAATAGTGTTGATAACAGGCGGTTTTGATCCAATACATTCTGGTCATATATCTTACATTCAAGCAGCTAAAAAACTTGGCGATCTTTTAATCATAGGTGTAAACTCCGACGAGTGGTTAACACGTAAAAAAGGTCAAAGTTTTATGCCTTTAGCAGAACGTTCCAATATATTAAGAAATATTAAAGGTGTAGACTTTGTCATTGATTTTGATGACACAGATAATACAGCTAAACATGCCATTTGGATGGTACGTCAAAGCTACCCGCAAGATCATATTATCTTTGCCAACGGCGGCGACCGCACTGCATTAAATATTCCAGAAATGGACATCATAGATAATGATCTAGAGTTTGTCTTCGGCGTCGGTGGAGAAGATAAAAAGAACTCTAGCAGTCAGATATTAAAAGAATGGAAAGTACCTAAAACAGAACGTCCTTGGGGGTATTATAGAGTACTGCACGAGAATGGAAAAGAAGTTAAAGTTAAAGAGCTTACAGTAAATCCTGGACAATGTCTTAGTATGCAAAAGCACGAAAATAGATCCGAGCATTGGTTTATCGTAGAAGGAACAGCAGAAATTTATACCGTTAATAAAAGTTCAGATTACGAATTTTTAGGAGTATTTCATAAACATCAAAGTTTGCACATTAATAAATCAGAATGGCACCAATTATGTAACCCTAGTAGTCTACCTTTAAAAATTGTAGAAATTCAATATGGTAAAGATTGTAAAGAAGAGGATATCGAAAGAAAATGAAAGTTTTTATAGGGTGGGACAGTAGAGAAGATATAGCATATCAAGTTTGCAAAAACAGTATTCTATCTAGAACAGAAGACATAGATATTGAACCTTTAAAACTACATGAACTAAAAGATAAAGGAATCTATACTAGAGATGTCGATCCTCTTAGCTCAACAGAATTTACTTTCACAAGATTTTTAGTTCCTTATTTGATGAACTATCAAGGATGGGCAATATTTGTAGATTGCGATTTTGTTTTTTTAGAAGATATCAAAAAGTTATTTAAAATTGCTAAAGATAAAGATTATGCAGTAATGTGTGCAATGCATAATTATAAACCTCAAAATGTATTAAAAATGGATAACAAGCCGCAACACAATTATCCTAGAAAAAATTGGAGTTCTATGATGATTTTTAATTGCGCACATCCTGCCAATAAAGTACTAACACCGGATCTAGTTAATACCGAAACCGGAGCTTATTTACATAGATTTCAGTGGTTAGACGATGAACATTTAGGAGCAGTAGGACACGAATGGAATTGGTTAGTAGGGTGGTATAAAGAACCGCAGCACGGTAAACCGAAGGCTATCCATTATACCGAAGGAGGTCCATGGTTCGATAATCACAAAAATTGTGAATATGGAGCGATATGGGTCGAAGAACAGTACAAATATCTAAAAACTTTAAATACTGTACCTGAGGTGCCAACAGTAGGTGAATTTGAAGCAGTACCAGATGATGTCAAAGATCTGTTTGACAGTATTTTAAAATATAAAGTAGACCCTGGCTGCGATTATTATGACAGTAGCCAGGAAAGTCTTATAGAAAAAATTAAAAACCTTGAGGTGAACAACGTAGTTTCAACAGATTCAGAATATAGGTATGAAAGAAAAGGTATGACCTACGATCCAATTTTACAAAATTTTGTTCTAGGCGCCGGTGGGCAAATTAGCACCTGGGACAAAATAGAAAACGATACACGACCAGTATTACTACGAGGAATTACTAAACGAAAGCAAATGAGAGCTTGTCAAGAACAAGGACGAGATTTTTATTATGTAGATACCGGATACTTTGGTAATGGTCGTAAAAAGTTGTATCATAGAATTACTAAAAATTCCATGCAAAATATTGGTCCTATCATTGATCGTCCAGGTGACAGATTTGAAGCCACAGGAGTTAATTTAGCTAAATTTAGACCAGGATCTAAAATCCTTTTATGTCCACCGAGTGCTAAAGTGATGGTGTTTTATGATTTAGATTTAGATCAGTGGGTAACAGATACAATAAACGAAATAAAAAAATACACTGATAGGGAAATTGTTATTAGACTTAAAAAAGGCAGAGCCGAACGAGTATCCACAGACACTATGGCTATGGCACTGTCAGAAGATATTCACTGCCTTGTTACATTCAATAGCATTGCAGCAACAGAAGCTTTGCTTTTAGGTAAACCAGCATTTACTCTAGGACCTAATGCTGCTCAAAGTCTTTGCCTGTCAGATTTAAGTAAAATTGAAAAACCTTATATACCAACCTTAGATGAAGTGTATAAATGGGCTAGTCATTTAGCTTACTCGCAGTTTACAGAAAATGAAATGCGGACTGGATTAGCTTGGAAGATATTAACAAATGCATGACGTTGTTGTCTATAAAAGTAGTGTACTAAATTTAAGCAAGCATCCTAGAAAAGAAAGTTGCCTGCAAAGTTTTGCCATTGGAGCTACGAGAGAAGGAGCTAATGTTCATGTTGAAACCAATTACGTCTATCGTCCAGCTAAACTAGCTGTAATTCTTGGATGGGTAACTCAAGATAAAACAACTCCTAATATTTTATTGAGACAACAAATTGTTGAACAACAAAAAAATGTACGAGGACGTACTATGTGTATAGATGCAGGTTGTTGGAAATATACTGACACAAATAACACATATTTAAGATACAGTCTTGATGGTCCGTTCTATGATCAAGCTGAATATGCTAATAAAAATAGTTCTTCGGACAAATGGAATTCTTTAAGTAAACATCTAAATGTAGAACTTAAACCTTGGAAAGAAAAAGGAAAACACATACTAATTTGTATGCAACGTGACGGAGGATTTAGTATGAAAAATCTTGATCCTGTGCGTTGGTTAGAAAACAAATTGTCAGAAATTAGAAGATATTCAAATAGATTAATTGTAATTCGACCTCATCCAGGCAAAGTGCAGGATTTATCAAGATTTGCAAGAGACAACATTAAAGTTATCGATAGTAAAAAAGTACCTTTAGTAGAAAGTATGTATAAAGCTCATGCTGCGATCTTTTTCAACAGTTCTAGTGCTGTAGCAGCAGTTTGTGAAGGAATACCAATCTTCATCGACGATAAAAGTTGTGTGGCAGCAGCAGTAGCTAACACTAGTATAAGCCAGATAGAAAATCCCCAAGTTTTTGATAGAGAGCAATGGGTATATGATTTAGCGGCAGCACATTGGAGCGATGAAGAAGCTGCATCTGGGCAAATTTACAGAAAATTTAGACATCTAATACAGTAAATTAGACTTTGTTTCTGCATCTTAATACCCAATCTTTATTAAATTTATCAATAACTTCATAGTTCCAATCATCTAATAACTTGATGCTAGGTAAACTTTCCATATCATTTTGATATTCGTGTTTTTGTTGCTCTATTACTAAAATTGGTAAATTTTTCATAATTGTAGCTTGAGCACCGTGTAAAATTTGTTCTTCAAATCCTTC